TTACCGTTTTTAATGAGCTCAGCCTGAGCATCAGATAGCGTGACACCATAGCGTGACAGTGCACCCACGTTGCCAGTCATGACTTTACCAACTAAGTTGTTGACCGCTACCATATCCTCAGCGGTGGCGTTGTGGCCTTTCATCTGAGCAACCATGTCAGCAATCTTAGGTGTCAATATACCTATAGTTGAGCTTTGCAAATTAAACGTTGCAAGCTGGCTCATACCAGCCTTAATAACGTCATCCTCTATAACACCAATACTCTGTAGCTTACTAGCTAAACCCTCAAGCTCATCAACATTTTTTTGGGTATTACCCTTAACGTTGAGGAGGTTGGTGGCTAACTTAGCACTGGCCTCAGCCGCACCATTGTAAGCATCAACACTAGACTTACCAAAGGCAACAACGCCAGCAGCGGCAACGGTTACCCCTGCCAGCATTGCCTTTGATCCAGTTACAGCAGCATCACTAAGGTGGCCAAATGACTTGCCAACACCGCTAATAACGTCACTGGCAGCATCTTTAGCGGTTACAAGTATTTCTAGTTTATTGTTTTGCATTTAGGCCTTACCTCTTATTCCTACTCTCAGCTCTTTTTTCCTCAAGTTTTTCACGCTGATTTTGGTAATCCCAGATCTTGATAATATCTTGCACCTCATCATAGGGCTCATTATCCATCTGCTCAGCGGTCAGGCCAAACTCTTTGCGGTATTTGTACCTTATCAGTACACGGCCAACCTCAGTGTTTGGTATGGGTGCATCACGTATGATGCAGGCCGCTAAGCTGTCGTAAAACCCTCAGGCTTACCACCTGCCAATGCTTTCATGCAGTAGTTAATAACATCCATGCTAAGGTTGTCATTGGTAAAATCCTCTTTGGTAACAGCAACTAGGTTGTTAGTTTCCTCATCAGTGATCTCACCTGATACAAACTTATCCTGCATAAATGCTACTGCTTTATCAACAGCCTCCATAGCGGCGGCGTTGTTTTTAGCAGTGGCCTCAGCGTTCAACTTTTTAATTTGCGCAGCGGTGGCATCTTTTGGTATCTCAGCTACCACCTCCTCAGGTTGCAAGGTTTCAAGCCCCTTTGCATCCTTAAAGGTTAATGGCTTAAAGCGTAAGTAATCACGCTCATGCCCCTCACCTAATACCTCAGCCAAGCTGATACGTTTTGTTAAATTAAACTTGCTCATTGTTTCCTAGCCTCCTTTAAGCTACAGCTTAATTATACTCTAATAACTGGCCTGTGTGTTAGTAAGTACGGCACTCATTGCTGTTGCAGCACTTATATCAAACAACGCCTTAAATCCAATGGTTTGTGTGACTTTATCACCAAGCCCTTGATCAAGTTGCCAGTTATCAAATGTTACTTTAGGCAAGGTAATAACCAAGCCGGGGTTTGCGGCAGCACCAATAACAACGTCTGTATTAACAATGCTGATACGCATTGCTTGCTGTGTGTCAGCCTCAAATGCCTGCCTGTGTACATCACTCACGTGGCGTAGTACGATCTCACCGCTGATCTCAATCTCACGCACGCTAATATCATATGGTGTATCAGTGCCGTGCTGTAAGTCACGATCAACTGCTCGATCAACAGTAAGGCGTAATGATTGTAGGGTTGCAATATCACTTGCAGCACCTAGGCCAGCCGTGTTAGCAGCAAGGCGTACAGCCATGTGCTTAGGCTTAAACTCAGTATCATTGGTACGTGTGACTGTTGCCGTTGATGTGGTTGCAGGCTTAGTAATGATTGATCCCTTAACCTGTAGCCATTTGCCAAGCTCACTGTTGAGCTCAAGCTGTGACACCATACCCAAAGCGTATGCCTCGTTAATGTTGTCATCCTTGCGGAAAAATGTGTAAGATGCAGGGCTGTTGCTCTGATCAAAGCTAAAGGTGTGATCTTTAACCAGTGGGTTAGTATCAGGGTTGTCAGCAGTTGCTACAGTACCCATGGTTGCATGCAATAGGTAGCCAAGGTTAATATCTGTAGCCTTTACCTCAAAATCACCCTCACCCCACTTAGTCATAGTGGTGCTGTCGTTGTTCTTAAACAGTACACCAATAGCACTCTCATTGAGTGCCTTTTCAGCCCGTGGGTAAAACCCTAGGCTAAGGTGATTAAGCCACAATGCAGCGGCAGTTTCGGCAGTACCACGTACAGCCTCTTTTTTCAATCCAAATGCGACCTTACGGCCAGTATATTCAGGCATGGTTATTTATCCCCCTCATCCTTTTTAACTTTGCTCTTAGCTATCTCAATAGCCTCGTCACTGCTACTAGCTACTACACTAATACCATAGTCAGGCAGGTAGTAACTCTGCTTAACTGTAGTATCTTGATCTTGTTTTTTTGCATCTGCCATATCTCTACTCCTTAAAAATAAAATAACCCACAACAAAAATATGTCGTGGGCTCTATTGGCCTCTACCAATATCATACTAACCTAAAGCAATTTGTGCAATACTCTAACTGCCATTGGCTAGTGCATCAGTTGAGCAACGCAATCGTATGTGCCCACGCAAGCCATCGCCACGCTCTGATGTGATACGTACCACCTCAGCAGGTGCAGGCCGTACCATGATCTCATTTATGCCTAGATCGCTACTATTATCCAGTGCATCAATGACCTTATCAATCTGCTTGTACATAAGCTGATATTGTGCCCTGAGGGTTTTGTTTTCATAGATCCCATATAGGTAAATATCAAACATGTAATCACGGCGGTTTTCACTAACAGTAGCATAGTCACTATCTGTGCCTGAGTAGTAAAACGCAGCACTAGGAAAACCAGTAAAATCATCTGCACTGTCAGGTGGTTGTGGCAGTACATCAACAAACATGGCCTCAGCATCTAGCTGTATGCCAGTCAGTAACGCCTCTAGTTGTGTATCAATTTGCTCAATCATATGCTTTGTATAATCTCCTTGACCGTATCGTTAAGATCTTGCCGTGCACCCGGCTCAACCAATTCAAATGCTCTGGTCATAAATGGGTTGCCATCATAGGTACTGTTACGCATCTTATCAGCGATATGTATGCCTTTGTTACCCTCATGCACCCACTCTGCATATACTGTATCAGGTTGGATGGTGTAGCGTAAATTGTCACGGCTCATAAATATACTAGACTGCAAACGGCCTGTGATAACCGGCACCTCTTTTTTTGCGGTACGCTCCATATCAATAGCAATGCCTAACATCGTTTTGTTGAGCTTAGCACTAACCTTTTCAGGGGCTTGAGCTAATCGCTTACCCAACATAAAACGGTCATGCACCGTTAATGTTATGGCAGCACCCATTATAACTGCTCCAATCCTAATACTCTGTGAGGCCAGCTACTGCCATACTCATGCTCACGCTCGCCCTTTACGGTGTATAGTTTTGCATCAATGATAACTTTATCTTTAGTACGCACATTGGCGTTAAGATCCACATAGCATAAAAAGCCTTTGGTAAACGTAGCCTCAAAGCCAGCCAACTTATCAGCACTGGCAGGTTGTACAAAGCATGCAACGCCTGTGGCCACCTGACTGTACACCTCTTTATTAGTACCGCTTGTGGTCAGCCGTGTTACCGTCATTGAGTGTGGTAACGGCATCTTAGCCATTATGCTAACCTCATTGGCTTATATTGGTTGAGTAGTAACATCACATCATCATCAGCTAGGGCAGCAGCACCAGCCTGTGTAGTGAGGTTTGAGTACGTAACCTGATAATCACCTATCTTTTCCTGATCAATCTCACGGCCACCTTTGTATGTCAGTGGCTTAGCGGCCATCATGGTAGCGGCTAACTGCACCAATGCAGGTACATCAGCTAGTGTGCCAGTGGCTTTAATGTTTCGTATGCCTTTAGTAAATGGCTTGCCTGATCGAGTAAACAACCAGTTGCCATCTTTGTAATAATCAACTGCATCAATGAGCTCAGCATTATCCTCAGCATCAACGTACTCAACCTTTGTGAGGCTGTTCATTGCACCAATAAACACTGCAGCACTACCGCCATGAGCGTATGTTACAAATGCACCATTGGCATCATCATAGTTAATACCTAGATAATTACTGATCCACTCAGTTATAGCAGGTATAGCAACAGTGGTAGCAAAACTAGCCTCATCAGCCGTGAGTGATCTACCTATCTTTTGTTGTATCAATGTGATGCTTGTGTACATAATTTTTATCCATCCTGCCTTAGCTTATCCCTACCCCCATTATAGCAGGGGCAGGGTAAGCCAACGCCCTAACTAGGGATTGGACTTGAGCACTGCAAACGCACCCGGTAGTGGCACGAACACGTTGCGGCGGATAACAGCACGCAATGCGGTCATGTCTTGCTGGATGAGGTTGTAATCAGTACCACCCACGTTGACGATACCACTGTCGTGGAAAGTCAATTTTAGGCCAGCCTTACGGATAAGGATAGCGTAACGGGCAAAGTTACCAAATACACCGTAACCAACGTTAGTACCAGTGGTAGCAGTAGGCATTACCTCAGAAACGTAGTAAGCCTTACCGTTGATCGTACCCGGTACATCAGCGTTAGCACCAGATCGCCAAATGTATTGGCCATCAGTACCCTTTAGCTTAGCAAGTGCAGGTACAACTACACGGCCAAGTATCCAGCTACCGCCCTCTTGTGAGGCAGTAGGTACAGAGTACTCAGCATCAATAAAGTTGTCAGCAGTCATGTTAGCCAAAGCAACACCAACACGGGTGATCACAGTACCAGCAAGGTTAAGCAAGCCAGTGGTGCTGTCGGTGAGCAATAGCTCATCCTCTTTTTTAGCAGCAGCACGTGCAAGTTCCTCTGATACGAAACCACGCACATCAAACGCACTATCCTCAAGCAACTGATCAGTCATAACGACAATACCAGCAAACTCACGGAGGTCAACTGTTGGGTAGCTAAATGTTGGCTTAGTTGTAGCCTTAGTACCAGTTTCAGTAGTAACCTCAGTAAACGATACGTTAGCGGTTAGGGCAGCAGCCTTAATGCTATCGCTGTTTACGTTGACAGTACGGCACAAACGTGCAGCAACGCCATAGTTAGCCTCAAGGCTAAATACCTCGTTGAGCATGTCTGCATCAGGCACAAAGCCACCACCATCAGCAGTTGTGGTCACGTTCATGTAACCTGCTTTTACAAGCGTTTCAACTGAGTGTTGGTTAAACTCTTTAACCTTAGCCTGATCACCATCACGGAGGGCTTTAAGGTGGGCACGTGTACGCTGTTCAGCGGTCATGTCCTTGATAGCTACACCCTGATCAGCATCCTGATCATTAACTGCTTTGTTAGCAGGCTTATCGCCAGCAGCCGCAGCAGCAGCGGCCAATTTTTCAGCAACCTTATCAGCAATCGCATCAGTGTCAACATTGACCTGTTCTGCAATAGCCTTTACAGCCGCCTCGTCTAGTTCAAACTCTTTTTCCATAGTTCTAAACTCCTTTAAGTTTAATTTTAATGGTGCTGTTCAGTGCATCGACCTGTTTACTGGCAGTCTTGCCAGCAACACGCACCTTAATCAGCGTTTTCTTAACGTCAGCGGTTGATGTAGGGGTTTGGTTGACCAAAGCCTCTAGCTCCCCAATACTTTGTTTAGCACTCTCAAGCACAGATTTAATCTCAGTCAATGACAGGCTAGTTAAATCCTCTGTGATAGATTTAACCTTATTGGCACTATGTAACTTTACATCATCAGCAAATGTCTTTTCAAGCTCAACAAACTTATCTGCATCCTCTTGAGCAAGGCCTTTGCTTGTGACTAATGCCTCAACGTTAGCAGGCTCAGCTACAACAGATCCCTCAATAAACTCTGATTTAGTCCATGTAAGGCTACCCTCATCCCACTCAAGTGGGATAAAGCCAATGCTCATGCTATCTAGGTAACCACCTTGTATGAGCTTATAGATCTGCTCAGCAAACGGGTACTCAGCAACAGCCAACTTGATACGACCAACTAACTGACCACTCTTTTTAGTTAGCTTTTCAATTACACCAATAGGCAGGTCTTTGCTACCTGAGTAGCTGTGGTTGTAATACACCTTGTAGTTTTTGCGTGGCGTATCAATGCCCGTGATTTTCATGTGTTCACCGTGGCGGTCTAGGCTCTCATTAGCAATGATAGCCTCAAACGTACCGTATGGCATGTTTTCAGTTACGGCCTTAAACGCTACCTGTACGTTGTTCAATTTTCCCTGTACTAATTTGTCATCCATAATGTTTATAACTCCTTACAATAAAAATAACCCACAATCAAAAATGACTGTGGGCTCTATTGGCCTCTGCACAAATTGTATAACACTGCTCATGCTTGTGCAATAGGTTCAGCAACATGATCAAGCAAAATGCCTACCTCACCACTCAGTGCTAGGTTATCACCATCCTGCACAGCCCTGATAAACCGCTCAGTGAGTACACGGTACTCAGTACGATAATTGCACCGTGGGCATTGGATCTCACCCACTAGCACGTGATATTTACCTAGCAGTTTACGGCAACTCTTGCAATGTACTGGTTTCACCTAGCCCCCCAATCTTTTAATACAGCATCATCCTATGCAGTGCAACACCTGTGTTTTGCAGGCTGTATATCCATGCAACACCAGTAGCACCTACTAGGTTTTTAACCCAAACTTTGCTACCAACTATAGCCGTACCGTCAGGGTACTGGTTTGTAGTAAGTGGCCGTTGTGCGTTATCAACTACTGAGTACTTAAAGAAACGGTTAGTTGCATCTTTACGGATGTATAGAAACTCACCCATATTAAATGCACTTGATCCAGTAGTAAATGTTTCTGAGTTGACGTAAGTAACCGTAGCCCATGTATTAGCGGCAATATCGTAACGGTCTAGCGTACCAGTACCACCACCACGTAATGAGTAAATATAGCGACCATCAAGTATAGCGTTTTCAGTTGCCCATAACGCATCACCTGTTTTGCCAAATGCGTTAGCTGTCATACCAGTACCGGGTGCACCACCACGTGCAGCACCGGGGCTTACGACAGTCCATGTGTTTGCACTGATTGAGTAGCGGTACATTGTTACGGCGTTGTTGCCCATCAAATATAGGTAATCCTCATTAGCCTCAATAGCGTATTGGCTAGTGGCATCAGGGTTTGTAGTCCAGTTAGCAGATACAGTTATAACCGTACCTGTGTTAGATGCAATAGTACGTACCTGACCAACGCCAGTACCAGCAGTGATACGTATCTGATAGTTAGCCCATTGGTTTGTAGTCCATGCCTTAGCACCATTGGTGATCGTTGTAGCAGCACCAGCCGTAGCCGTGCCTGTTGCATAGATCTCACCAAAGTTATACGCAACCACTAGCTTGCCATCAGTACCCCATGTAGCAGGTAGGTTAGTTGTAGCAAGGTTGGCCTGCCATGCAACTGTAGCAAGATCAAATACCTTAAATATACCAGCGGCTATTGTGCCAGCGTTCATAACATAAAAACGGCCTGTTGTTAGCCTAAAGGTGTGCGTGTTCAAAATAGCTGTTGGTGCAGCACTTGCAAGGTTAAGCGTAATAGTACCTGCACCTGCATTGTTCAATATGCTTGTAATGGTTGTTCTAAACCCTGAGGCTGTACCTGCACTGATAAA